GCAACTTGACCTTCTGGCGTATCTGGAAGGATGGTCTGCGATTCTGCGATCAGATCACGCAGCGTAGCTTTCGCATCGGCCAGTGACATATTCAGAGCCACACGCCGTCCTTCAGCCATCTTCTTCAATGTGAAAGCAACATCTTCGTAGCCTTCAAGTTTCGAGTGCAGGGTTTTCTTAGAGGTATATTTCATACGTTTCTTCTTGAACTTCATTAGTACTTTTCAGGCAGCAGTTCAACGCCTTCTGTTTGGAACCATTCGGGCATGTCGGTTGGTTGTAGTGGAAAGAAGCAGCCAGCCTTCAAGTCTCTAGGGCAAGTGTTGCTCTTGTGGATGCGTGACACGATAAGGCTTGTATCCGGGCCAGCACCAGCAGTTGTTACATCTTTGTGGGCTTCACACATCTTCAAGTCATCTTCATAGTTCGTGTCGCCAAAAGGATTCTCCACACCCCATTCCTTGCGGTAGCAGAGCGTCCCACCAGTCAAGAACCATTCCAGATGTGAAGCATAGAGCCAACATTGGTGGGTATCTTCATCCCACATTCCAATGCTTTTGCTGCCGGTGATTCCAGTCTTCTTCACATCTTGAAGTTGTTGTTCGATCCTATATGGTGCGTGCCAGTCATCAGAATCGAAATGTGCGACTACTGGAGACGTTGCCAACACAGACGCTACGTTGTGTTTCTTGCCCAAAGTCATTGGCTCAGTTTTGATGTAGTGAATCCTGTTGTCTTTGGGAAGGTGTGATTCTGTATCATCATCACCATCGTCCATAATGATCCACTCCCAATCTTCGACAGTCTGGTTGAGAATGCACTTCACCAAGGTAGGGAAGTATCGGGCACGGTTCAATGTGGGTGTAACGATTGTGTAGAGAGGCATACTACATGATTATTTAGGACAACAAAAAGCCCCACCAAGAATTGAAAGGTCTTGGTAGGGCTTCGGTCTTCTCTAGCCTCTTAGAGAACTTTACGCAATCGCCAGAGTGATAGGATCGTTCGTACCAATCGAAGTTCCGTATGCTTCAGAGTTGGTATAGTCGATTGCCCAACGCTTTGTCTGGTCATTGTAGGCCAAGTCTTTCAAGATCAAACCATTCAGTGTGAATGTCCAGGTATTGCCCGTGGTGTTGCCAACGACGCAAGCAACCACAATAGGAGTGTATGCCAGTTCGTCTGACTTCAATGTATTCGTGATAGTACCGTCATCGTCATACAACGAGAAACTTGCGGTAATAGTTCTTTCACTGCCCATGACTCCAGTCGAGAAGTCTGAATTGAAAGTATCCACAATCTGATCGTTGCCGGTTTCCCACTTGATCGACATGTTGCGAAGAGATGCAACATTAGTTGCACCAAAGCTAATGCTGCCGTGGAAACCAATGGCCGGGAGAGCAGACATTGTGCCAAGCGTAGGCTCAGACGGGAATGCAGTCAGGCCCCAAGATGGATTGACGAACGAACCGCTATCGAGAATCTGAGCAGCATCACCACTCATAGTCACGGTAGACAAGTCCTGACCAATACGAAATTCAGCACTCTTGACAGTACAGGAGACACCCATGTGCTGAACAACAGTCGATGGATCTCTGTAACGTTGCAAAGAGAAGGTCTCCAATGAATCGCTGATGGTATACACAATCAAACCATCCAACTGTGCAGCCTGACCAAACAGGCCAACCAAGAATGGATCAATAGAAGGAACCGTAGTTGCTATACCTGATCCAATCAAGTTTGCTTCGAGGCTCCATGTACCAGTCTGTCTTCCCTTCATAGACGCCGGAACGGTTCTGTAGCCGGTGATGTCATCCCTTTTGATAGAGGCAATTTTCCGTTCAAGGGAAAGTTTCTTGTACAGAAAACGGTTAACAGCAACGATAGTGGCCGGAGTTCCAAAGGCCGATTCGGTTTTGGCGTATCCCCGTTGTTGTCGGGTTAAAGATTGATTTGACATTCAAAAATACCTCAATGAGCGTTAATACTTCAGAAGGTATTTATGAACGCTTAAAACTGGCCCGTCTCAAGGTATGTGGCAAGGTTTCCACACATCTTCCGCTTTTTGTATAACGAAGTGTGGTGCCACATTTGACACAAGGGTTTCCATTAAACCGTGTTTGGATTGGAGATAAATTAGAAGTAGACATGGAACGCTAACCTCGATAGCGACGTGTTCAGGCTGACTGAGACGCTTCAACGTTTCGTCAGCCGTTTCTATTTAGACCGAGGTTGTGTAGTCCGCAGAGAATGTTGATCGGACGAGAGAGAGCCAGTTTGATGCACCGAATGCAAGTGGGCTACGCATCACAGTAACGTCTCCATTGAAGGTGACATCACCCCAAGAAGCAATATTAAACATGGTGTAGGTAGAAGCCTCTACCGCATCACCCAAAGTTTCGGTATCTGGTAAGGCCGAAGACTTCTTAAATCCCAACAGAACATCAAATCCCATCATTTGAGCGCCTGAGAATGTGGCGAACTTTTGAAGGTTCTGGTTCTGAGACTTGATCGTATAGAGATATGCAGCCGGGTATCTGAAGTTGGAAGATTCATCAAGAACCTTAGGACCATACCAACCCTGGAAGAAGTTGGTGTTCTTCTCAAAGTCGAGTCTGAATGGTTGGACGCCATAGTCTTCACAGATCGCAGCAAGAGTTGGATTGAAGCCGGTAGTGTCGTTCGTGATGATGGAAGCGGCTGTGTCTCTAATATATTTGGATATACTAAGCATTGTTTATTCTCCGGAAGACAGACCCACGAATATCAGCAAGGATCTCTTCTCTGTCCTGAATCCCCACACCAAAGAAGTATCTCTGTGGAAGGTATCTGGTGCCTTGGTTGTGATACGAAGCCTTTTCAGCAGCATCACCATCTGAGAAACCAATGCGTGCTTGATTCTCATTGGCTTCCACAATGATCGAGTCCATCATCTCGCCCGTTTTTCTCAGGTTCACAGGAGCGGTCTTCTTGGTTGCCGGAGCATATGGAGCGAATACTTGACCATCCACACCAACGCCTTCTGCTGTGCGTTCCTTGATGCGTAGCACTTGGTTCTCAGCGGCCAATTGAAGTTCATCGGCCTGGATGTTCACCTTTGATGTGAGATCACCCAACCACTGCTCAAGATCAACAAGGGTGCCCATATTAACCTCTGAAAAAGCTATTGAGCATGGTCATCTCCACATCACGGGTTTGACCACGACCAACAAGAGTGCCGAAATTCACCGGGGCCCCAGAGAATGTGTAAGTCTTGTTTGCGATTGAAACTTGAGCCTGGAAGTACAAAGGCCCATCAGTCACACCAGCGTAGATGTTCCAGTAGAGCGTTGGTGTTGATTCTGTATCAGGTGATTGGTTGTCTGTGCTGGTTGTCGTCATTCCCGGAGGGTTCAATGATGCAATGCTGACGGTGAGCACGTTGTTGGCATCGACATGAATGCTGCTGGTCTCACTTGGGCCAGATTCACCCACAGTGTTAACCCAAGTGATAGCAACGTCATAATCCCCTGCCGCTGCTGTGCCACCAGAAGTCGTAGTCACATTGGCGTTGTTCCATATTCCGCTATTGATCGTGTACTTCGAACCTGGACAATCAATAGGAGTGTAAGCCACAGGAACACCAGCCGATTTGAACGCTGGAAAATACTTGTTGTCGATGTCTTTTTGGATCTGTTGCAACTTCTTGTCATACTTGTCGTCAATCTTTCGGTTGCTGACGATCTGATAGAAGTTTCTGAGAGCAAGATACACAACCCAACGCTTCAGTGGAGACCAATACGTTGTGTTATCTGAATCAACCACTATCTGATTCAGCGTGATTCTGGCCGGTGGTGTTGAGTCGTATGTTGGGAAAAGATAAACTTGCTGTGTGACTGCCGATGCGCCAAAATAATAGCCAAAGTTCTGCATGTACTCCATAATGGTGTTTGCAGCTTCTTCAATAGCTTGATGACAGAAGGAACCATCACCCTCTGTCGGAATGTTCTCAACAGAAGAGACTTCAGCAACGTCAGGGTCAATGGCTACGATGTCATCGATAGTTACAAAGTCTCTGTCTGTGAAAAGCATGTTACTTCACCTTCTTTGGAAGTCCTTTTGAGTCGCTAGTGTCTTTCAGATCAACATCAGCGAACTGTTGCATCTTTCGATGTGATTCAGCCGGTGTCTGGTCGTATTGGGGAACGTAAACTGGCTGTGGAGTCTGGACATTGATATTGAAATTAGCCCGTCTTGCACGCTCACGGTTGATGATTGTCTCACGCATCTTTTCTTCATTCTTCAGATACGCTTCAACTTCTTCAGGAGTGCAAATGCGATGCGTCATGTCGTATTCACATTCAGCAGCCTTTCTTGCATCTACCACAAACACTTTTCCGGCTATGGTATGTTCTTTCGGGTTGTCAATGGAGATGATGAAATTGCCTTGAGGCAACTCCTTTGCACGATTGCGGATTGCTTGTAGTCTAGGTGTTGGAACTTCGTTGAGTTGTGCCATAATAGTCAAAAAGGGAAGGGAATGTTCTTTTCCCTTCCCTTTGATTATTTATAGTGAGCGAGATTAGCTCTTCACAACGACGCCAAACTGCGGACGAAGCACAGCGCAACCATACAAGCAAGAAACTGTCCACTGTTGGGCCAAGTTGTCTGCTTTGTAGGAATACGTCAAGCGCATCACGAAGTTGCCGAAGTCCATGTCAGCCGAAACTGCGCCAAGACCAGCCGGGATCGGAGGAAGTCTACGAGTGACCAGCATGATTGCATCAGGAGCAAACAGGATGTTGTTGGTTGTGGTAACAGCAGGAGAACCAGCAGTTACTTGCGGAACCAACTGATGTTCCACAATGTTCAAACCATAACGCTGTCCAATGTTGCCGGTCTGTACAGGTGTGTCTTGACCAACCGGAAAACCGACTGCGTACTGTGCAGTCAACGCAGAGTCAGCAAGGATTGCTTCGTAGGCATCAGGATTGACAACCAAGTACTTCTGCACTTGATCCGGCACCTTGGCCTTTACGAGAGCCTTACGTGCATCTTTCATAACAGCATCAGTTAGAGTGGTTCCACCAGTGCCGCAAGCCTCATTGGACGTGAAGCCGGTATAGAGGTTCAACAGGTCTTGTTCAACAGCCTGTGCAACAGCAACAACAGCGGAACGAACATACGTCACGCCAAGGTCGATGTTGGTGAAGCTCTGCGTAACCTGCGGGATACCAAAGCTGGCTTCTTTGTGCTTTGCGATTGTCAAAGGAGCCGTGGTGAGTTGATTTTCCTGTGTGGTGACCGTGCCGGTTTCTGCAAGATCATTGGCAGTGAATACCGGAGGCAGCGGGACGTTCAAGGTCTGGCCTACTTCGCCAAAAGACCCTTCATAAAAACGATTGACCATTGCGCCCATCTTGAGTACGGATACCAACGGCTGCAAAGCTGCATTGGCGTAGACTGTAACAAGCTGGCTAGCAAGGTCGGTTGAAATTGTAGGTGTAAATGCCATATGTTTTCGTCATTAGCGTCCGACTGAAATCGGCATTCTGCATTTCACGCCTACAGGCACGGCGAATTTTACTTCTGAAACTCAACAACTATTTATCAACGCTTAGTTCTGACCAGGATTCATCTGTCGTTGGATGTTCGCAAAGATGGCTTGATATTCTTCTGTTTTCATTCCTGGCTTAATCTCCGCTGGCAATCCTGTTGGGCCAGATCCAGCATTTCCAGATGTTGTGCCACTTCCACCAACTGCTTTTGGAGCAAGCAAACCAGTGAGGTCATTCATCTTCGTCTTCACAGCTACTTCAAGCGGCTGATCGCCAATCACATATTGACCGTCACTCGTGGCTTGGATGTCATTAGAGAAGACCTTGAATGCGGTCTCACGGGCTGTGTCGTTAGCAAAGGTGAAGCTACCAAGTGCCTTTGACAACGCATTTTCTCGTTCTGCTTTGAGTGCTTTTGCTTGAGTGGCTTCGTTTTGAGCCTTCAATTCGTTCAACTGACGCTCAAGCACAGCAATCTTTGGATCTTGTGTCTGTGTCTGGTCGCCTTTCTTCGGCTCTGTTTTTGGTTGCTGTTTCAGTTCCTCAAATGTGGAACTGAATCCCGATAGCTGTTCTGTGATCGGTGTCAGCATCTTCTGAAATTGTTTTTCTTGTCGTGCTGCCAACCCACTGACTGTGGAATTGATTAGCTCTTGAACTTGATCTATGGTAAGTGTTTCGCTCATATTGATCGGCTTCCGTTTTTGAATGGTACGGCACCCACATCCGATGTTTCACGTCTTTCGGCACGACGTTTGTTCAACTACAGTTATTTATCAACGATTTGTAGCTCGAAAGAATGGTCCTCAACTCTTCCAGCAGCAGTCGTAACTTCGCAAGTGATCGTGTAAACTTTGCCCAACGTGCCAGCAGCCAACCAGATTGTTGCTACATTGGTGCTGTAGGTATTGGAGATGGATGTGATGCCCGGTGGAACAGTCCAGGCTACAGAAGCGATGGTGTCACCCAATACGAGCCAGTCAGACCAATCGACAGAATAGTCCAACACTGCATCAGGATCTTTGTATTTTCTTGAAAGATGATTAAGCACCAAAGTATTTAGAATGAAATTATCTGCTGGTAATTTTTACCATTGATCGTGGTTTGCCAGCCGATGTGATACTTGATCGAATGTTCACCATCTTTACCTTGAATGACAATTTGCTTATGACGACGAAAGTAGATCAGCCGGTATTCGCAGTCATCATCGGGCATGTCTGGCCGTGCATCGAACCTGACGCCATCAATCTCGAAATGACCATCACGAAGATCGACGGTGTAGTTGTGACCATTACCTACAACACAGAAGAGAACAACATCGTTCGGGCGTTGGGCCACATCATAGAAGGCGCTGCGTACAGGATCAATCGTAGAGATGTCTTCTTCGGTTTGTTGAATGAAGGAGCCATCGTTGAAGAAGCAGATGAAAAGATGTGAGAGCATAGAGGCTATAAAGGAAAAGCCTCCATGTTATTGGAGGCTTCGTATTGATTCTAAAGGACTTACTCAATTTTCGTCGTACTCGAGCACTGCCTGGATGCTTGCCATATCTCCAGAAGCAGCCGAAGAAGTCGTCTGAAGCTGAGTCGCAAGATATTGGCTGAAACCACCACCAGAACTCAATGTAGACGAAGCTGCCGTAGAAGGATCAGCACCAAATAGAACAGTCGAACCAGAACCGATTGCAACCGAAGAAGTGAAATCGGTTGTCAATGCAGCATTCGTGGTTGTTGACGGTGTTGCATAAGTCGCTGTTACAACACCCTTCAATGTCAGGCCTGTTGCCAATGTCGAAACGTTGGTATTCGCAGACCATTTGCCATTAAGGACTTGGTTGTACGTGCCAGAAAACTGACCGTATTGATATTTTGTGAAGGAGTTATTGCCCGCTACAATTGGACTGGACGAATAAGCTGTCGTACAATCATCAATGTTCTTCCAGTTGCAATTTGCAGGAGCGCTTCCGCTTTGTGAACGACTAGTGCCATGACCGGATGTCAATGCACCGCAGTCTTCGCACCAATTAAAAGTAGCTGCCATAATCTTGAGGTACCTCGAAGTTATTTATGAACGTGGAAAACCCGACTTTCAATGGAAACATGATTGGTTCGGTTGTCATATGGCACATCAATCCAACGATCCGTCTGAGTTACAAAGATGCGTGCTGTTCCATATTGGATCTGATCCTTGTTGGCCGGGTTGAAGACTCTCACGGTGCCATTGATGGTTTGTGTTGTGGTGCTACGGAGATTGCAGACACCAAGTTGATTCTTGCCCTTGGTCGCCTGGAATCTCGAAATTGCAGCCTGACTCTTCTGTGTCGTTATCTGGAGACGTGCAACAGAAGACTGAAGACGAAGTGTAGTGCCCTGATGCAGAATATAAGCACCGCAACTCTGAGTACGCTGAGTGGTGCTGCGAACGTTGGCGATTGAATTCTGGCTTCTCTGAGTGGTTCCAGTGACGATATGAGCTACGCCGGTCTGACTTCTCTGGGTACCGATGACATAGATTCTCGAAACACTGTTCTGATAACGCTGAGTGGTTCCTTGAGACAGGATATGTGATACACTGCTCTGGGTTCTCTGCGTGGTGTTCTTGATGTTCGCTACACCATTCTGGTTTCTGGTAGTGTGAACAGTAACTCTCGAAACACTGGATTGCGTCTTGGTATTCGTGACCCGGATACGAGACCAGCTAGTTTGAGACTTCTGGTTGCCAGCGATCTGAACACGAGACAGAGAGCTTTGGTTTTTCTGTGTCGTGTTCTGAATCTTGGCAACAGCATTCTGAGAACGTTGAGTTGTGCCGGTTGTCAGAAGATGAGAAATACCAGCTTGCGTCTTCTGATTACCAGCTACTTGGATACGGGAAATTTCCGATTGGGTCTTCTGGTTCCCGGCTATTTGGATTCTTGAAATACCTGCTTGAGTCTTTTGGTTGCCGGTCTTTTGAACCCTAGTCGCACCAGATTGACTCTTCTGATTTGCGGCAACTTGAATACGAGAAACACCAGCTTGAGACTTCTGGTTTGCAGCCTTCTGGATTCGTGAAATTCCAGCTTGCGACTTCTGGTTCGATGCTACTTGGACTCTCGAAATGCCAGTTTGAGACTTCTGATTTGATCCTACCTGAATACGAGAAACGCCAGACTGACTTTTCTGTGTAGTGGTGTTGCCAGCGTTGATGTGCGAAACGCCGGTTTGTGTCTGTGTTGTCTGCGTTGATGGCACAGGATCAAAGAATATTCCTGACAAGACTGCATTACTATTCAAAGACGTAATTGTCAAGACAAAATGTCCCGAACTTACGTCCCAACTCAAATATTGCCCTGCCATGAAATAGTTCGACGTATAGGTGCTTAATACATTTTCATTTTCATCAGCCAAAGTCAGGCTTTCCTGCCGCCACCCACGGTCTCCGTCTAAAATGTAGACAGTGAACCTTGCTGGTTGAGAGAACACCAAGTCAACCGTGAAGGATAATGTCGACAATGTACTATACCAACAGGCCTCTATTCCAACAGAAGGGTTTTCTACAGTTTGAAGTGCCCAAGCATCTGTAGATGATGCTGCCCAAGTCCAATTCGAGCAGTCAGATGATGGTGTGACTGTAACATATTCTGGATAACTTACTTGGTCATTGATTATGTTGTATCCATCACTACCATACACACCCATCCATGCACCTTCTGTTACAGTGTCATTTCCAACAAGCATTGCCGTTGTGGATGGTGGAGGTTGAATGTTCGCAACGCAAGACTGTGTCTGTGGTGAAAGTGCCATTGTATTAGCTCCTGGAAAGCATGGTATTGCTTAGGGTGGGCAAGATTATTTATGAAAAACACAAAAGCCGCAACCCTTGTGAGATTGCGGCTTCTTGGTAAAACGTGAGCTTAGGAGTCACTACTATTTATTGACTGTTCGTTCTCTCGCTGATGTTCAATGCAACTGTAGGCTCTGTTGCCATTCCAGGCGTTCCAGGTTGTCCGGGAACTCCAGGCGCACCCACAGGAACAGGAGCTTCTTCGATTTCCGTGCAGACCAACTGAATAAGATCTGTGTTGGCGTCACAAAGGTATGCTCTTGCCAGTCTCTTAGCACGTTCCTTGGAGAATGTAGCTGATGGGATGTTCAGAGCATCGACCAAAGCGTTCAATTCAGCAACCTGTGTAGCCGAAGATTCACTAAAATTCATGCCACGAACATCAGCCACAGTACCGTCTTCTCTGATATATGCGATTCTTTCTAGCACATCTTGAATTGCAGTACGAATCAAGTTGCCAAACACATTCAGAATGCTTGCCGATGGCTCCCAGTCCATACTTTTCGATGCGCCCGACTGAACTGTAGATGTCTTGCTGCTGGCCCGTCCCAAGGCTACCAGGAATGCTTGTCTGAAGATCATTTCCTTTTGGGATTCGATATAGTCTTTCATTGCCTCGAAAGACTTGCCTTCTGGTTCGACATACTTAAACTCTGCGTCATTTGGGATGATGATAGAGCTATATTCTGCTGCTGTCGTGTTGGGATTGACCTTCTCATCTTTGCCATTACGGAACACCGGCAGAGGAACACATGCCAACCACAAAGACCAGTCCTGACAATTTGTGGCGTTCAAGTACGAAATCAATGGTAGTACAATACGATTTCCGATCCACAGCTTGTTGTCGGACTTCACGCAATAGACCGGCACTTCATTACGTCCTGCCAATGCGTGTGGGCCTGAATCAACCAATGTGCCCTGCTTTGGTCTGTTCCCATCAATCGGCCACACCATCTGATACTTTGCGAACTGCTGACGGTCATAATAGGTGTATGTCTCCTGGTAGGAACTTTCACCTAAGAAGTTCTGATTGATTTTCTTGTCATGTATTACGATCCAGTCAAAATTTCCGAATGAGTCCCGCTGAAAATTGTAGACTTGTTTCGGTTCGATGTGTGCCAAATACGGAGAAAGGCCACCCATCTGTTCTTGCTCATAAAGGCTGGCTGGTTGTGTCTTGAGTTGCGGAAGGTCGATCAGAAACAGGCTTTGACCGTAGACAAGCACTTCATCGGACACTTGCTCGAAAAATCTCTCTAAAGAAGTGCCACAGCCATCACAATCTTCCATAAAATTTTTATAGAAGTCGTTGGTCTTTGTTGGCAGCTTGGCGACTCCGTTCAATTTGAAGTCAATTTCGATCTGGTTGGAGAATAATCTTGAGCCGTAGTAGCTGCAAATGGTCGCCAGCAAATTGTCATAAGTCAGCCGGGTCATGCGTGTGAGGTATGCTGTTCCCAACTCTTTGCTGTGCTTGGCAAGGAATCGAGCCGCATTCACTTTGAGTTTGTAGCCACCGTGATACAACAGACCAAGTTCCTCGAAGAGTACGGCATGGTCTTTAACTTCCGGGTGAAGGGTGTCGAGTTGCTCTACGTCAACGGATGCTGGAAAGTTCATATGTGTTGGACCTCCACGTATTTATGGAAAGCAACTAGATGATCTCGTGTTGAATGTAGATGATTCCGGTGGTTCGTGTCTTCTCTAGACGGATCAATGCTTGTGAAAGGGCGTCTACCATATCGTCGTGAACTCCCTTGGGAAACATAGCCATCTCATGCAAGAACGCTTCTTTCCATGACGCATCTTCTGGAATGTAGACGTTTCCTGACTCGATCATGGGACTCACAGCAGACAATCGAGCCACTTTAGAATCTTTGGACTTGATCGCAATGATGCCCGATATGCTATCCCTCAAACTACTCAAAATTGCTGGCCCATTTGCAGAATCTTCTAAGAGCTTTGTGGTGATTTGCGGCCATCTTGCACAAAA